CCTATCATAAAATAATTCTCGCTGACATCTAATAAATTCTTCATGCGACATATTAAAAACATGTTCTGCAACCCATCGTCTAGAGAAATATCCCTCAGTTGCGGATGCAGCAATATCAAATTTTGTTTTCCAATGCTCTAACTCTTGTAACTCAGCGATTTTTGAAGGGTTATTAAGAGATAACTTAAAGTTTATCAAATCGTCTCCTCTATACCCTAATGTATAGAGATGAATTATTCCTACTTTTTCTAACTCATTGATCACGGCGCGTTGGAGTCTTTGTATTGTTCTTGCAAATCTAATATCTTTTTGAGCTAACGTCGTTTTATCTTCGGTTGCTCCTTCGCCCATCGTAAGATACGATTGCGGTACTTTCAACGCCGAAAACAATTTGTCACGAAGATATTTGATATCATCAATGTCAGTTGTATTGGAACCACCAGCTAAGTTTTGGATATCTGTTGCAGAGCCTGCACGGACAGGGATGTAATAATCTTCTTCGATCGAAAGCGGGTTATACCGTAAGTCTACACGGCCAGTGTCCTTGTTAACAATGGAATGCCTTTTAAGTTGTGATACAACTTTCTGCATATACTGTTCAACATCTTGTGGTGGGATGGCCCCTACATCAATCTTAAAGACGCGGCGCTCAGAAGAACGTACAACACGATAAGCCATCATGGCATCTTCCATAAGAACAAGCTGTCTCCAGATACGCCTAGCAGGTTCTAAAACACTGGTTCCGTATGGAGCATACTTATCATTCCCAAGAATCCGGAAGTGTGCTATTTGCCAATTCTCGAATGTCATTCCAGCTGAATTCCACTGATACTGGACGTAGTTTGGGTTTGTTGAATCTTGGCCTTCAAGACGTTCTATGTCTTGCAGTGGCAGTGCGATAGTTGACTGAATACCATGTTGATCATCAATGTCTAGGTACAACATGAAGTCGCCGTACTTGCACATCGTGCGGCACCATCCAAAGAGATTAAACTCAACGTTCATAACACTCCTATAGAGGATGTCTAGCACGGCCTTGATCTCTTCGTTGGCGCATGCAATGTTGAGCATCGGTCGCAAATCAGAAAAAGTCGTCATCTCATCGGCGTATATGTCTATTGAAGATGCAATCTCCGGAGTGAATTCCATTTGATCAAAGTCAATATAGCGTTCGCCGCGGCGTTGGTTTTGAATTGCATTCGCGGCAATTGCGTCTAACGGATTGTACGTTTGCTTCTTAAACTGTTGTCCTGAAGCCGATTTAAATCTAGAAGAAAACTTATCTAAATGTTGTCTTCTGATTTTACGGCCGGATTGTGAGCGATAATTTATAATCGGTCCAGATAACAGTTTCGTCAAAGCTTTGAATAAAGCTGATTCCTTGTTAACCGTGTTTTTTCCATATGTTGTTCTGGGTGGCATTTATCTTCTCACTTTATAATCCACATATATTCATTATATATATTTTCTGCTTCTATTATACTATCAAGAGCGCTGTCTTTTTTGTAGCCTAACTGTCCCTTTATATTTGCGTCGAACGTGGTTCTAGAAGTTATGATGGCGTCTACGAAGGCTTTTTGATAATTTAAATCTCTTGCATTTACTTGTAAAGCTGTGTCTCTGACCCAACATGCGATTGCAAGAGCCATTATTAAATCATCGTTATAACCTTTCATTGCTTGTGGCCTTCCGTTTTTCCAAATAAAAGTCTTCATCTCGTTGGTTAAACGAGAAGAATATACTTTAATTAGTTTATTTCTGATAAACTCCTCTAATTTTGCTATGATAAGAGGTCTTGTTTTCATAGAAGTGGTAAAGCCGGGCACGGCGCTATTCATATATTCGGCTTGATGTTGCTCAATATACTCGTGTGTTGACTTAATTGAGTGATAAACATTTGGATATTGATATTCATTTATTAATTTTTCTAATACCGAGTATCCAATATTGTTATTCTCGACTACAACCATTGCAGTTCCAAACTCGCGGCCAACACTATTAAGCATGTTGGCATACATATCAAGCGTTGGCTTTCCTTGATATTCTCCAATGACTTGCAACGTTTCAAGTTTTAGAATGTGAAATGTGGAGAAGTCAGCGCCATCGCCTCTGGATACATCTGCCACCATAAGATAATTGCAAGTTGGATCATACTCTTCCCAGAGCCAGAAGTTGCGGTCAAAGCCGGTCCTATGTTTTGGTTCACATACCATTGATAGTAACCAGTTCATTTCATCAGAATCAATAACTGTTTCGCCAGATGTATTGAAATTACATTCAAGTTCTTGGGCGATCTGTCTTTTTGACATGTTCTTGGTTTCTTTTTTAAACCAGGCATCGTCTCTATCTGGATGAACATCCCAAGATAATGTTGTTAAATGAAAATTGTTGGCTCCAGCTTCAGAGTCTGTGCATGTTTTGTGGAACCAGTTCCCAACACCATTGGGTGTAGACAACGCAATGCACCGACCACCGGTTGATAGCGTGGGATATAGGCCGGTCCAGAGTTCTTCTAACCCATCGATGTGGCCGGCCTCGTCAAGGACCAAGAGAGACAGTGCCTCAGAACGGCCGGCATCGCCGGAAGTGGAGGCGGCTTTGATAGAAGAACCATTTGATAACTCAAACGATGTCCTGTTGTCAACACTGATAGTTGAGATCTTTAGCCAGTCTGGGAGATTTCTCATTATGTTCTTGACTTTCTTTACCAAGTTCCCTGCTGTCGCAAACTTAGTTGCCATAACAAGAATAGCTTTGTCGCGGTGGAATAACATCATCCAAACAATATAGCCAGCGCTGATGGTTGATATCCCTAACTGGCGCGCTTTTAAAATGACGTTAAAACGATAGTCATTAAAATCTTTTAGAAGTTCATCTTGGAAATCGTATGTGTCAAACAAAATTAACCCGTGTAGCGGGTGTGATATTCGTGCGTAAGTTTTTAGAAAATACGAGGGGTTTTTACCGCATCTGAGTATTTCTTTGACTCTTTGTTTTTTGTCTAATTTGAATGTCATACATCAATCAAGTTTTCATCCGGCCGGGCCATGTTATCTCCTGTGTCCAAGCCATCTAATATGTTAGTGATGCTATCCAAGGCGCTTTTTAATACTGAATACTCATGAGTGTCTGGCGGATACTCACCCACGGTGCTGTCAAGTAACTGATAGACTTGTTCTAATTTTTCTTTACTAGAGGGTTCGGCTTGGGTGCTATGTGGTGGTGGATGATCGCCGGCGGTAATATCAAACCACTCATCCTCGTTCATTACTTCTTCAATCAGAGACGTTAGCTGCTCCAACTGAGAGGATTCTCTTACTGGTCCTAAACTAATCTTTTGTCGGCCTTGCGCGCCGGGAACATATTCCGTGTCGGATTCTCCCGGATAATCTTCATCGCCAGGACTACTCAAATCAACTCCAGGAATCTTTTCGAAAACAGATTGAAATAGTTCAGCTACCGCTTCAGGTTCCATACCTTGGATTAAAGCCGATAGTCGATCCTCAACTGGGGGGCCGGAGTCATCCTGGAAACCACTATATTCGCTCTCTGGATCGTCGTCACTTGGGATATCCATTGGCTGTGTGTCATCGCTATCAGTTGGTGGAACTTTTGGTGGTGGTGGGGGGTTCCGGGGGCCGGTGGTGGCCCATTCCGGTTCTTCACCACCTTTAATCCAGTCGATAAGATCGTCGACGTTATCTTCGTCAAGCGATTCTTCTTTGATGTATTCTTCAACGATGATGCGCCGGAGATCTTCCTTGGTAATTTTCATCTTACTTCTCAGAATTCTTAGGGCGAGTGTCGTTCTTGGGGCGTTTGCCTTGCCAGCCGCCTAGTTCAAGGAAGGATTTCCAGTCCTTGTCAAGTGTACCTTCTGACTCTTCAGCAATCTGCATGGCTGCATCTAATCCGCCAACTTTGTAATGCTTCTTGGCAGTCACCCAAGAGCGAACACGAGAAGAGTTCTCAACCCAGATATCGAACGCTCCATCTTCTGTGAGGGTTACTGATTTTCCGGTTAGCGTACGGTATTCTTTTTTGAGCCATTTTGAGATATCAGAGATTCGCTGATCAATTTCTCCTTCAAACCCATTAGTGTATACTTCTCTAAGTTGCACCTCTGAATGATATGTTAGACACATCATGTTTCCATAAAATTTTACATTGAAGCCATCCATCACTCTCTTATCTATGAGTGGTCGACCCTCTTCACGCTGGAGGCCTACTTTGACAGCTTCACCGTCTTCTTTTTGTGCGCCGTCGTATGCATTTGCGGCGGCTTGAGATAACCCCTGAATTATTTCATATACTGATGTCTTTTCTTTCTTTTTAGCCATTTTTTGGTCTCCATCCTTTTAACCATCTTTCTTCTCTACCCTCAATATATTTGACGTGGCACTTGTGACAACATTCAAATTTAGTGAGACAAACATCATCCATTGATTTCTTTGGAATAGATCCGCAGACAGAACAATATCTTAGAGATTCTCTATTAAGTAGTTTTTTTGTAACCTTTATGCCATTAATATCAATTTTCTCTTGATACTCTTCATTTTTCTTTGTTTTTTTATAAAACTCTTTCATCTGCTGCTGGTGTTCTTTTTCTTTAGCCTCATTCCAGTTTGCTCTTGGGTTCGTCACTGCCTCCGGGCCGTACTTTTCAGCGATTGCTTTCTCAACAGCGGCAATCCTATTTAGTTCTTTATCTTTCATTGAATACCTTGTATGCTCCGTAGGTGGCGGCAGAACCAACAACAACTCCACCGGTGAACCATAACAATCGGTAACGAGGTGATGTCTTTTTTAAAGAGTCAACAAGTATATTGATTTCTTTATCCTTCTGCATTATAAACAAGTTGTATTCATTTGTTAAGGACTTATGTTCAATTTTTAGATTCTCTAACTTGAACTCGTATTCTTCTTTTTGAATCTTAAGTTGGTAATCTGTTTGTGTTTCGCATAAATATTTTGCAACATCATAGTTTGCTAGTATTTTGGCCATGGCTTGCTCATCAAATAAGATGCCGGCGAATGGGGCGGGCGCTTTATATTCTAGTATGGTAAATTTGGCTGGCTCAGTTGCATTCGCGGAGAGGCTAAACATCAAGAGAAGTTTAAGGAGCATATTCAATACCAAATTTAGTTTCTATATCTTTAATTAGTGTTTGCTTGTCCTGTCTAAACTTTCTTTTATATTCGTTATTCTTTTTCTCTCGGGTCTTTTCAAGTTGCTGGAGGGCGTCTTCATATTCTTCTTCAATCACCGCAATCGATTCTAAGTGACTTTCCATTAGTCTTTGCTTTTCTTGAATCTCTTGTTTGTGGATCTCTTTCAATCCCTCTATCTGCGCCTTATGAGAGTCCGTTTGTGTTTCATAAGCTGTTTGCATTAGCTGGTAGTCATAGCGGCTTTTCATTGCTATAACAAGAAAAAGCAACACTATGAGTATTGCTTTCCAGTTTTTGATAACAACCTCTAATATTTTCTTCTTAATCATTATATCCTTTTAGTCTCGCGATGCCATCGATCACTGTTTGACCACCAATATAGATTGCAGAAATAATTACCCAGTCTTCGCTCGTAACATGATCTGTTAAAGTGAGCGCGGTGGCAGTAAGCCATACCATCAGTTTGCGTGATGTTAGTTTAGCTAACCACGTGTCTACAAACGCCTGAGCCTTAGCCATCATTATTTACCTCAACGCCTTGCATGATTCGTGTTTGCAAAATTTTCATAACTTTTTGGATAATGGGCCTTTTCATTTGAAATTCTACTCCTGGTACCTGCGCTATCTTTAACAAAAATGCGATGAGCTGCTGAATTATTCCTCGCTCGGGATTGGATAACTCAGCGCTATCGCCCTGCATAGCTGCCTTGGCATCGGCGACGGACTTCCCCTTGTTAGCTGTCTTACGATTAAGTTTTGTGTCGTCGGGGGCTGTCGCGGCAGCAACTTCAGGTTTGGCTGTATCTAAGATCCCTTCTTTTATTATAAATTCAATCTCTTCATTGATAAACCGTTTGAGTTCTTGTTCACTCACATTGCCCGGGGGTAGTCCGGAGCGCGGTGGTATTGCATAATAAGGTTCTGGAAGCTCATCTTCCGGTGTTACGACTGACCGCTCTGCTTGGGCCGCGGCATTGTCGGCCATGAGTTCTTCCCACTGTCTTATCACTTCTAAGGCGTCAGGATCGTTGCCGGCAAGTTTTTTGGCAAACGTGATATTGCCGGCATTAAGCTCAGCGTGGACGTCCGTGAGGGCTTCGTCTGAAATACCAGATTCGTATACAAGGCCCGACATCTCTTCTTTAATGATCTGTTTGAGTTGGGACTTAGTGATTTTCATTCAAAGCCTTCCTGCCATCTTGGCTGCTACTGCGGGATGGGCTGCTTTAAAGTCTGCGATGGATTCGCGGATGCTCTCTTCATTGCACGGGCCATCGTACCATTCTTCGAAAAGTTCTATGCCGCTAACCTTCTTAACATACTTTGACACACCCACCTCTTGTAATATGTGCAGAAAGATTTCTCCACAACATCCATCTTCTTCCTCCACAACAACAGCCGTAACTGTAGCTGTGGTTGTCGTGGTGTTGCCACTTATCCATCCTGTTATTGTATTCCATAAACTCATTTTATTGTTTTCCTTTAGGCACCCTTCTGTTGGGGGATCATACCCACGGCTCTCAGGGCATTT